GTAAGATTGCTCCTATCCGAAAATTGACAGCAGGGGCCCCTCTTCATTAAATTAGAAGGGGGCTATCCACTTCAGCTTGATGTCGGCGGCTGAAGGACGCCCTGAGCGTTCCAAATGCCGTGGATCTTGGAAGGGGAGAACCCGACCAGGAGCCAGACACTTAAGCAGGGAGCCGTAACCACTTGCTTCTGAAGCAGGTATGCTACGTCTTACGACAAATGCCTTCACTCTAGGGGCATGAGTCGCAACGTCGGTCCTTTCTTCCTCGTAAGGAAGGAAGGATCGACGTCCCAAACCAGGTGATGTTGGTTCAACGATGGGGAATCGAGGTAATAAATATCTTATCACCTCATCGTCAAGCCAACTAGTAGTTTTCCAGAGACCACGCTCGTAAAGGTGATTTCTAAATGCTACTAGAGATTCCACTTCGGAAACATCACTTCTGTTACGAGGGAACTTGCGACGAAAACGGACAGGTGTTACATCCGTCCCATCGTAGTAATCTCCTCCGCAAGACTCCCGGAATTTACCATTCCAGAAACTCTTGTCGACATTAACTTTTAAACCCAAACGGGCGAGTTGGTCGATAACAGAATCGACACAGTCGACGGGGACGATTAAATCGTCCCCATAGACGCGCACTTTACCCACGTATCGACGAACGTCTTTACGTGTCAATTGGTGCCCTAACTTTGCTTCAATGCCTAAGAATATGGCCGTTAGAAAGACCATAGCCTCCAGCGGAAAGCAAAGCGCGGAACCCATAGACGCAAACTTGCGTAGGGAGTAAATATCAACACCCAATGCAGGAATTCTTGCCTTAGTAGACCGTGTTGCGGAGATGCCCTCCCAGAAGGAAGGAAATCTTCGCGCTATGGCCTCAACATGCAAGATGTGAACTCGATCAGAAGCTTCGCTCAAATCAAGCGTTGCCAGATCGCCCTTCATACTCCCTTGGAGAGCGTAGTCCCGATTTGGGTCTTGCTCTGTAAAACCGAGGAAGTTAAAAGCGAGATTATCTCGGGTATTACCCGGGATTCTCTTACTTTCGAGGGCCTCGACCAATGGATGGAGAATAGCCTGCTGCATATATTGCATGTAGGTTGGCTCCATCGCTATGATACGAGGGGTTTTCAGCGTTTTAGGCACTTGAATCACCTTCACAGGCAATTCATGGCCAGGTTCAAGGATTTCAACATGATCGTAGCGGTAATAATACCGCCAGCTTGGAATGGCAAACTCCCCAAAGGGGAATAGCCCTTCGAGCCGGGTAGTCCATTGATTCAGATCGAACTTCTGGTTTCCAGAAAGACCATCTGATGTACTACCAGGTCCATGTCTAGGACGAAGCTCTCCATTTCGGATGAGATCGTCCATTTTGGCAAGAACATCGCCAAATAGGAGAGTGGAAACACGTTCGAACGAAGAATCGTCAAACGTGTTACGATTTTCCCACTCCCTGAGATCCTCTTCGCACTTGATATAGTTCCAGTATGCGCGAGAAACTCTGCCATCACTGCAGGGTAACTCGATCTTTGCAAATAACAGCGTAAGCTGTCGTATTGCAAAAATGCAATCTACTGAAACATCGTCAAGCAGTGCACCAGTCAAAGGACTAAAGATCTGACGAAGGAAACCTCCTAGGAATAGGGGGAGCCCATTCTTTTTCTGAAATCCAGGAAAAGAATCGTCGTCAATGAAGGATTGCTCAAGACAACGCTCTAGTTCCTTCCCAAAGGAAGGGAGCGTTATCGTGAGAAAAGATAGTCCTTCATCTCTAGTCCGACTCTCGAGCTTTTTGTAGTCGAGAGTAGTGCTAGTGTGACACCAGCTGGCTAGTTCTTCAGCCAGCGTACGCCAGAGATCTATCATGCTTTTCATTAACACCTCTTAATAGGGGCAGTTAATCATGAGCTCAATTGATAGAACCCTCATTCAACATCCGAGTTAACGCTATGACTAGCGAACACCGTATACTACGTGTGCTAGGATGTGTACCAGCGACGTTGCCAAAAATGGATATAAAATCCTAAAGCAACGTCGGCGGAAAGAGCGATTGCTCAACTCTCTCCGCCCAGCAACTGTCCTACCTTTGCAGAAGTCGAGGCCGACAGGTACGCCAGAAAGGCGTCCACGACAGCCTTCTCTTCTGCGACAGTGAACCCCGAAAGGGGCGTGTCGATAACAAGGTAGGTGGACATTGAAGCAATCACGTTCACGCCCGCCAAAAGCGGATCCGCGGCGATCTTGCTCGAGTCCAGGCGAATCATCCGGCGAGTCCGCTTTCCATAAGTATTGGAAGCGGACAGCTTGATGTTTCCCGTGTTGTCCTGGAAAGCACCAGTCCCGTTTCCCGAGGAAACTCGGGGCAGCGAACTGGTAACTCCAGAAATGGTAACTGACTGAGGATCGGCAAAAGCCATTGAGCATGTCTCCTTTGCAGAGATATGTGAAAGGTTCACACATCATGTGAACACGGATAGGATTTTGATCGCCCTATCCGTGGCCACCGTGGCCATGGGAAAGTCCCAAAGCTACGATGACGGCTTGCTGGGCATGAGTTAACTCATCCCCAGTAACGCCGAATCCATATGGTGTTGAGGGGAGTCGTTTCTTGAACTCCCTCAGATGGGAAACTTGTCCGGCTGATACATTACCGGACCAGCCTCCTGGCTGACCTGCGACTACAATTATTTCTTCCACTCTTGAGTGGGACATGATGTAGCCGTATCTCAATACCAAGCCGTTCTGGCCCAACTCGGAGATATTAGTCATGATATCTCCTGCATTTGTGAACCAGTCTAGTCCCCAGGACCAAGGTGTGGCGTTCCAGATAGCTGCAGGGGTTGGTTTTATCCCCAGCAATTTATCTGCGAGCTCAGCATAATACTGAGCTTTGCCCACCTGCCCATCCGAAACTGGTAAATGGTACGTAAAAGCACCCTTAAACCAGGTTCTACTTTCGGATATGGCTGTATAATTGGCCCCGGCAGCAGTACTAATGCCAGAGTTATTCGGGAAGTACGTATAAGCACCTCCCGTTGCGCTCGAAACATTAGAGCTGGAAGGAAAAGCATATCCCGTTCGGGTGACTTTGCCCGAACCGGCCTTCAAATCTGATAGAATCTGATGATGATTCTTGACAGTTTTGGCGAATGTCCTTATATCATTAACTAAGGGCAACCACCCAAACTCGACATTCAGATACTCGGATCCAGCCCCTCGGGCGACGTTTGTTCTCGCCTTCCAGGTCTGGACTCCGATGGCAGAAGGTACTCCGTCCCTCATCAGCTCACTCATAGAATTGAGTGCGCTAAACGATGGTGTGGTCGGAATAGATCGAGAGATGGCTGTAGCTCCCTGAGTAATCATGTCAGATGACTCAGGTTCTGCAAAGTATGGGTTCGTTGACAAGCCGGAAGAAATACCCAGCTGTGT